CGTTAGAACCCTTCTCCATAATCTTTGCTTTGTATCCCTCAGGATCAGCTAATAGCCATAGAGCTTCTGCAATTAAATCATGCTTTGGTTCAACATACTGGTATTTTTCCAATAAGTGACCAAGCATATTTGTTGGTTTTCCTGAAATAGATGGATAATTTGGTTGTACAAGTCCGCTGTAAAGCATTCCTTGTGTCTTCTTATCCAATTTTATTCCACTTAGCTCACCTCCATTTAGTGTATTATATACATTTGTCATGTAAGCTTGAGCTGCAGCCTGTTGCTGTTTTCTCAAATGTTCTTGCTGTGCAAGTTTTTGAGCAACAACTTGTTCCTGCATCTTATCCAACTTTGGTTTAAACTTCAGAGCTTTGCTCTCAAGTTCTTCCCTGTCTTTCCACGCATAGATTTCTTCATCTATTTCATCCTCATTTCCAAAGTTTGTAGCTCTAAGATATTCTCTTACAATAGCTTCTTGATCCTTTGGATTTTTTGGATCTAGTGTTCTTTTCTCTTCTACCTCTGATAAAACACGGAATAAGCCTTTAAGGTCTTCACCACCATCAGCTACATATTTTGCAGCTACTTGAAGTTCTTCTGGTAGAGCGTCAAAAAACTCAACAGGTACTTCTTGCTTAACCTTTTGTTCTCTCTCTGCAAAGTTTGCTTCAATGAGTTCTTCAAAGTCATTTAAAGAGTAATCTTCAATAGGCTTGTCATCATCAAATGGAATTAACTTCCCAGATTCAATAAGCTTCTTTACTAACTCTACAGTACCGTCTTTTGCAACCTTAGATCTACCTACTGGTTTTTTAACTTCTTCTTCCTCTTCGTCAGATCCGCTTACTTCAGCATCTAATTCTTTCAATGTATCAAGAACCTCTTGCTGTTTTTGAGCTGCTTCCTTCTTATCAGGGTCTTCATCCTCGTTGTCAATAAATGAGAGATCTGTTGTAGGAGATGAAAACAATGTTGGTTTCTTCTCCTGGGTCTCTCCTTCAGGTAACAGAACATTTTCTGCTCCCGGTGTTCCTAAGATCTCTTCTAGGTTGATATCAACCTGTTCAATAGAAGTAGATTCTGTAGAAACAGTTTCTTGTATAGTGCTCATTTGTTGGTTTTATTCAATAATAATATAAGCAAAATTAGGGGTTTAAACTTTAAAAATATATGATTCCATTATATTTAGAAGCATCATATAGCTAAAGGTTATTTCTCCTTATCCTTTTTACCGCCAGCCTTGTCAAACTTGTTCTTATTCTCTCTAGCAATCTGAAGTTGTTTGTCTGCAATTTCTTTAGATGCTGCAATTTTTTCTCTTTCAACCATAAGCTTCTCACGATTCATGGTTTGCTTGCTGCTTTCCTTCTCACGCTCCATGCTCATAGTATCTTGATATTGTTCTGTTTTCTCAAGTCTATCCATGTAATCTACATAATCACTCTGCATGTTCTTGTCTACATCCTGCATAGCACCATAACCGGCTGCTCTGATTTGAGCTGTAAGAATATCAGTTTGTCTATTCTTATCATTTTCAGCTGCTTCAAACTCTTGCTTCATGCGTAGCTCTTCAATCTTAGTCTCCATTTTCTTATCTTCAATTTGTTGAAGTTGCTGCATTTCCTGTTGCTTCTGAGCTTGTTGTTTTTGCTCAGCTGACTTAAGAACGTGTGTAACCTCAGCAATAGATTCAGATTTAATTACATTACCTAGATCATATATTGATGCACCGGTAGTATTGTTCTGAATAGCAATTTGTTTTAGCTGCTCTAAGATAGCTCTATGATTAGCCTTAGTAGAAGTAAAAATGTTAAGGTCTCTTAGTAGAAGATCTGTACCATCTATTTCAAAAACCTTGCGCTCATCATTGCTTGTAATATACTGAAGTCTTGCAGAAGGCTTAGTAGATTGATAATACTGAGCAAGGTCTGTACGCATCTGGTGCACACGTGGCATCAAGTAATCGCAGTGCTGAATAAAATAAGTCTCTGTTTGAGCATAGCTTGCATTAACAGATTGTTCAATACCGGTTGCAGTCTGCCTACTAATGTCCATACCTAGTCTCTGAGGAGTAATACCAATTACTTCAAAAGCCTGAGACTTAAAGTAATTAGCAAGCTGAATTCTTGACATTAGACGGTTAGTCTGCTCAAGATCCAGTTTTTGATAATGCTGGAAGGCAAGAGCATTCTCTGTATTAGTAATAGATGTATCCAATGGAAGCATCTGGAAGTTCTTCATTGCTACATAAGCCTTAGCAAGATTGTTCTTTCCCCAATCTTCTCCTAATGAGTGTCTAGGTAAAGCATTCTGATCAAGCAGGATTACAGTACCCAATTCATCTACAAGAATGTCTGCAATCTGATTGTTTACTATGTTGTAACCAATCTGGAATGGTTTCATCAGGTCAACAAGAGATGTTGATCTTGTATTGCGGTCAGAGAATACAGCACCTTCTACAGGTAGCTTACAACCATATAAACTTGATTCACCTTTAAACTGAAACTTAAGAGGTGTGATTCTATTAGTATTTACACCTAAATAAACAGGGTTAATACCACCAGGGTTATTTGTTCCCCAGAAACTAGGTCTGTTTGGACCAATCTTTACACCACCCCATATCTCATTAATCCAAATCCACTCAATGTGCTCACCAAAGATGAGAGTATCTTCTGTTTTATTTTTTATAACAGACGTATCATACATTGGTTTGTCTGTTACAACATAAGTCTCATCTATAATATCTTTGGTAACAGTACCACTGTCATTAATTTTAGTAAGGTAACCAACTCTTTTTTGTGACTTCCAGTAACCTGTGGTAACTCTTAAAAGGTTACTCATACCCAAATCAAAATAATCTTCTGATTCTGACATGATCCAGTTTACTATATCACCACCATACAAGGTATTGCTCCACATAGAAGTGAATTGACGATAACCTAATGAAGGCATTTGAGTATTCCAATCATGAGACTTTGTACCATCATAGTAGCTACCATCATTTTGATAACCTTGAATAGGGTAACCAGCAGAACGCACAGGGTAGATCAACTCAAGAGTTTTCATTTGCTCTTCTGTCATCAGCCAACCATACTTGTCAATAACATCTGATACAGTCATCATATCAAACTTACCAACCCACTGTGATTGGGAGATGTATCTATTATCTGGAGACTTGTTGTAGAATGTGAGTACCGGATTCCAAAGTTCAATCTGATAGTCATCATCCATCATCTTGAAATGCCAGAACTCACGATCTGTAATGAGCATGTCTCTAAAACCTCTTTCCTCAAGCTCATCCATAGCAAATCTTTCAACATCAACTCTATGCTGATGCTCTGCCCATTCTTCAATGGTGCTTCTATAAGACTTACTATAATACTCTTGGATTTCAGGAAGAGACTTTAAGCTTTCTGGAGACATTGCTTGCTTAAACTCTTCAGATTCCATGGGCATACCCATTTCTGCTAGTTTTAAAGCCATCTTTTGCTCAGCCTCATATAAGAGAACTTGTTCTATGTCTTGTCTTTTTAAATCAAGAAGTTCATTGTAAGAACGGTCATCTACAGCGTTATAAGTTACTCTGGTATTTCTTTTTGCAAATTCTGATACAAGGGTATTGATTACGTTAGGAATAATCGGGTAGAACTTAAGCTCAAGTGCTGATGCATCCTCTTTAGTAAGGACATCAATAAGTTCTGCATATTCTTCATCCTCCTCAACTATGTAGTCACTTTTATCAATAATACCCTTAGCCAGCTTATAGTTCTTCATAAGTCTGCGGGCATTTCTACGGATCTGCTTAAGACCCTCCCATTCTAACCAATCCAGATTCCAAGCTGCCCACTCTTGATCCTTTTTGCTTTTTGGTAAAAACTGAATAGGCTGGTTAAGAGTACCCATACGGTTGTACTCTGTTTTGGCACCAGCCTTCATTTGCATTGCATTATATATCTGCATATTACTTAAAGTGTCTAAAAGGTTGTTTTGGTAGTCTCATATTTTTAAATGAGTTACCACTACCGCCTATATGGCGGAAAGGGCTCATATTTAATTTACTGAAATTATTGGACTTATCCAACTTTTTACCTGATGTTTCTTCATATCTCTTTTTATAACCTCTATTGGCCTGCTGAACTTTAGCAAAAGCAACAAGTGCTGCAAATGATACAAGTCTATCCACGTTCACTCCATCTCTGTAAGCCATCATCTCTTTTAAGAGCATCATATCTGGAATACGCTCAATACCATAAACGGTCCTTACTACCTTGCCATCAGTGCTCAACTCTTCATCAAGCTCTTCTTTCAAGAATTCAATAGCGTAACTAACCATGTGGCTTTTAAACAATGTACCGGTGTTACGCCAACCATACTCTTGAAACACATTGGCATTAGCTCCAATATCTTTCAACCATAGTATCTGGCTTCTTGGCACCAAATATCGCTGTTTTTTTCTATTGATCATGTGAGTGATAAATTGAGGAATGTTATTTTCCACAATGGTCCATGCATTATACCACTCAATTATTAACTCTAATCTCTCATGGGTTTTATTAATATCATCAAAACGTCCGCACCAGGCAGCTACTATATTGTCTCTTTCTATGTATGTTTCTACTTTCTCTCCATCATTCTTGGTCACTTCAACCGGAGCTTTATATATGTATATGGAACATAGTGATTCTGAGGTAGTTGTCTTACCTTCACCCACGGGGTCAACAGATGCATAGTAGGTACCAAATTCTGGATTATTTACAGGTCTTTCATATACAACAAGACATCCCTCTTTGTTATCACTATCTTTCTTAACTGGGAAATCTCTTATGGGTAATTTATTTGTAGGGGATACTGCGGGTTTGCCTTCTGCATCTCTGTAAATATCCAAGTGTTCATAAGGATAATACTTATCCTCAATTCTACGCATCTGGGCTGTAACAAGATAAGATGGGAAAATAGAAACAGTTCTAAAGTCAAAAGCTTCCTTGATATTTCTAGGATGCTGAGATAGTTCAAGCTGATATGCCTCAGGACTCATCTTTCTCTTGCACTCAGCAAAATATTCATCAAGAGCTGCTAAAGCTTCAACTACAAGAGAGTTACCATAGCCATCAATAAAAGGAGGCATTGACCACTGCTCAGGAATAAACAATCCACTCTTACCTGTTGTACCTTTATCATCAATAAGATTTGTTTCTACTGCAAAAATATCATTACCATCAGGATTCAGGATCATATCCTTAAGTGGTTCACACTGATCAAGGTCACCGACAGATCCTGCAGCTATAAACATACCAGTAGTAATCAAACCTGATTTTAAGGCTGGCTTTATATAACCATAAGTTTGGTCCATTTTAGGAGCAATACCAGCTTCCTCATGAAAGAAGTACTTTACCGGACCACCCACACCATTTGTTGGATCTTTTTCAAAAGACATACCCTGGATAACACCTTTAAGACCAACCTCAGACTTACGCTTCCTACCACCAAAGTAAGTTTCTGTTTCAATCTTTTGCTGCCAGAATAAAACCTTATTAGGATTCATTGGACGGTACCAAGCAGTATGTGTATTAAGGAAGGCCTCATACTCATTCAAAAACTTCCATGTACCTTTCTCATTGATATAATCTTTGAGACTGGCTCCCATCTTAAGAGTTACCCCTTCTTCATACCAGATCTGATTGATCAGCTTAGCAGCATGAAAGTATGATGAGGCAATCTGACGTTTCTTTAATATACCAGAGTGTTGGTAATGAAGCTCAGCAAGAATCTCATAAAGAGCCATGTGATATTGAGCATCACGTACATCAGCAAAACCAAACTTCTGAATCTCTTTGTTAAAGATTGGTAGGAAGTTAATCCACATGTAGTAATCTCTTGTAAGATACCATGTCAGATCATTGTCTTTTACAATAAGACCTTTGCGGTTTTTAGTTTTCTGATCATCCCAATAATTTCTAAAATCTCTTGTTCCTTCTGGCGCCTGACAATAGACACCTTTTTCATTAAATATTTGAGCCTGTTGATTGAATATCTTACTGGAGGTTTCATTAAATTGATATAAACCTGGCTCTTTAAAGATGCTTAAAGTAAAATCCCGGAAATCATCCCTACTACTAAAAGTACTCGTAGTCCAAGTACCATTATCATAAGTGGGTATATCATTGTAAAAATATGAATCCATTATAATTGATCATATGCAAGTCCAGCGCCACCGCGCACATGACTTTTTTGTTCATCTTTTAAATCCTGTAGAGCGCCTTTATAAGACTGACGTATAGCATCAAAGTCTTTGGCCATGGCTCTAATTTGATTAATATTCCCATCTCTACCATCAGTAATCATTGTAGTACTCATGTAGGTAGCAATATTGTCCAAAGCTTTTTTAATACCCTCATATGCTCTCATTGTGGGAGTTTCATATAAGTTCTTACAAAACACCAATGCTTGAGGAATGTGATCATCCTCTGCACTAAAATCTGCATCAAGCTCATCAAGAATAATCTCTTCTTTATCTTCTTCTGCTAGATTAAAGAATGGATTCAAGTCAGGATTAGGACAGGTCATATAGAACAAATACTGATATATCTTCAGATGTTGTTCCGGATAAACTTCCATGATTTGACTTAAAGTCTTAAGAGTATAACAATGCTCAGTTGGAACAACCACGTTATTCTGTATATCAAATAGTTTTATCATCTTCAATCTTATTTATTGCATAATAATATGAATCTGTATCCTCTGATACCCAGCGATCAGACACAGTTTCTACACTTGGTAATACTCTATCTACTTTTATTTCTTTAGGTTCTATTGGAAACTTTGCAGTTATCCAGTTTGAATCTCTCCAGTATATTCTGTTATTAGGTTGACATAACAGATAACCGTCATCCGCTACAAGAATATGTCCGCATTTGTAGTCACTTGGCTCATCTGAATAAGAGTTATTATACCAATCTACAGTAAACATATAAGTTGCCCATGTCTTATTACCATCTCTTAAAATAACTTCACATCTCTTGTCTACAAGATAGTTAAAAGTTGTTACAGTTACATTCTCTGAAAAACAATCCCAGAGTTGTTTGTAATGAAAAGGAATGTCCTGAGAAGTTTCCTTTAGAAAAATCTCAGAGATTGGTACTCTAGATCTAAGCATTCCGTAATCTGTCATTACATGAAATGTCAAAATTTTACCTTCAATACTCTGTATTCCAAATGCATAGGCATTATGAAATTTAGCAGCATCCTCTTCCTTCTTTGTAAAATGTGATAGTCTTACGTAGCACTTAAACAAATCAATATTATCATTAAGAATGCTCATTGTGTTTATTGTTGATTTAAATATTGAATGACATTGATAATTTCTTGTTTGTAGTAAGGAACTTCATAATGCTCAATGTGATCAACCACCGGTTCACCAAAATTATCATATAAAACAACACGGTTTCCATAAGCATCCTTACCAGCTTCTTTAAAATTGATATGCTCAATAATAAGCTTGCCTGGTTTAAGCTTGTGGTTATGCTTTAGAATCATATACATATAGAAACTAAGTTGCAATCCATAGTGAATAAGATTACAATCATCCATATGACCAAGAGGCTTTAACATTTTTTTAGAAATGCCTTCCCAATTTACATAACTTTCTTTCTTAATTTCCTTATTTGTCTTATAGTCATATATGTTAACTATACCATTAATCACTTCTACACGATCAGCCTGCCCACATATTCCAGCAGACTTTAGATAAACCAAATGTTCAGGATAAATACCATCCAAAAGTTTCTGTTCTGGAGCCTGTTTCAAACCTTCCTTTTCAATAGGCTTTACAACAGGCACAATGCAGTCTTCCCTACTAATGGTATCACATGATAAAAGATCTTTTTCTCTCTGATTGTGATACCATGTACCAAGATTAACAGCTTTCTGAGATTCATTTTTCCAAGCCTCCTGTATATCCTCCGGCTTCATACCAAACCATTTACTATTTCTGTTCTTAGAAGACTTTAAAGCAATACCTTCTGAATCAAAGGGTTCCTTAAATTTAGATATAATACTTGTTACACTCTTCCACTCAATGGTTTCAGAAGGATCAAGGTTTATATATTTATGTTCCTGGGGTATGAATAGAATGGCCATAAAAGTTGATTTAGTAAGATTGATAATCGTATTGATGCTTTATTAACTCATATGCTAAAGTTCTATTTTCTAGATCGCTTGATGCAATCATTTTAAACAGAGATGCAGCTTCAGAGTCATCAATAAGCTTTTGATCTAAAAGATGTTTTATATAATCTCGAGCATTGTACATTGCAAATTCTTCACGTAGTGCTAAATCTATGCTGCACATACCTTTCTCTCCTGTATATAAAGCAAATGATCTTGTCATAATTCAAGATTTAATTGTTGATTTAGTTCATCTTCCTCTTCAGGTGTTAATACAGCATGCCATTTACCAAGATCGCAGGCTGATGACATACTATGCTGTTTAAAGTTCAAACTGCAACCACAGTAACCGCAGCAGGGTTGAGTGCCTGGAACCATACACTTGGTACCCTTAGTATCATAATGCTCACAGCCTTTACAGATATTATTGCGACTTTTTACAATCTTCTTGTATCTCCGCTTTAAAAAGAAGTAAACATAGATACCCTCTAGGATACCCCATTTATTCTTCCAGATTGTTTTGATTTTGTTTATTGCGTCTGTCTTCACGTCTTTTAGATTTGATGGTGTACATTCTCTTATTTTCTTGAACAATCATGTCTTTCAATCTAGAGGCTTTCTGAAGATCTTGAAACACGTTATCATATCTAGCAAATGATTTAAACTCTTTTGGGTTTAAACTTTCAAGATGAGCATGATTCTTTGCAAGAACTTTATTCAGTCTTTTTTCATTTACTGTAAAATGACCAAGTCCTCTGAGGTTTATGTAAAAATGCTCCTTGTTAGCCACAAGCTTTCTTATAGTACTCCAGTAGTAGTTTATAAGATCCTCAACAAGTGATGGATCTTCATACTTCTGACTGAAGTCCTTAAGCAGGTTCTTTAATGGTTTCGGATTCAACTCTTACAAATTTATAGTCTAGTAATATGTTACCATTAATCTGAACATTAATGTTGGGAGACACCACAATGGTCTTTCTGTTCTTACCATTCTTTACAATGAGACCTAGCTTCTCACACTTACTTAATGCATTTCTTACAGATTGTGCACTTCCAAATATCTCATTTCTAGAGGCTTGCTCACAAAACTCTGTTATCTCCTTCTCACCGGCAAGAGCTAAAAATGTAACACATGCCAAAAGCTGATCTGAAAGACTAATGTTCTTGAGGTGGCAATAAACAAGTATTTGAAACTTGGTTATGCTCCAAAGGTCCATCTTAACGAGCTTTTTTACTTGATTCACTATTGCCATTGTCAACCGTATTAAAGTTTTTAGCATCATCTTTTGGATCCGGAGCCTGGATTTCTGCAAGTTTTTGTTTAACAAGCATTCTCTTAAGCGCTATCTCTTCAATATCCAAACGTAGCTGATCATGTGTTTTTTGAGAAGTAAGAAGATTAATCTGCTCTTGATAAAATTTAATAATCTTCATACGTTCATCATGCAATTTTGCTTCTGAGTCTGTCATATCTATTGGTTTTGTAATACAAATATAGTAAAATATTTAAACATCAAAGATTTAAACAAAAAAAAGCCTGAGCTTTCACCCAGGCTTTTAACCCATAACACACTAAACAATGAACAAGAAAGCTTAACCGTCTTTCTTGGCCTTTATATATCCTGTCAATTCTGAAAGATTGGTATTCATAGTAGATAAGTGACCAGACATAGCATCTATCTTTACTTCTAACTTTTCATGAGCAACTTTCTGCTCCTCTTTTATCTCATCAATTCTTTTGTAGATTAGTTGTTCCTTTTTATCAGAATCATCCTTATGGTCTTTCATAGCCTGCATAACAGATTGGTGATCATCTTTTTGTTTAGATTCTAAATCCTCAAGATCATTACCAACCTTTTCTACAGATCTTTTAAGAGCATAATAAAAACCAAGGAAAGAACCTATACCCACTATTATTGTGATTACGTCCTTGATGTTAAAAGTTAGAGAGGTTACTTCCATGTAGCATTACAAAATAAATGGTGCATTATCAATACCAAGAACAATAATATTAGTATTATAAACGTATGTTATATTTAATCTAATAACTGTTGATCCTGTTGCTAGAGGGTCAATTTTATAATTAAATTTTATAGCTGATGGGTCTGAACCATTTGTTATATCGTAGTTAATTAATAAATCTGCAATTTTATCGGATACATTCATTGTACCAGTAACAAATCTTGTATCAAGTGAAATATCTCCTACAACAGTAACCGGAAGAATTACCGATATAGTACCTGTAGGAGATGTCATGCTACCAACATTTATATTAATATCTGTTGAAACTATATTACCAACTTTTTGGTATGTGCCCCAGGCAGCATTCATTGAGATATTAGTATCAGTAAATCCAATAATATCTGATGCATCAAAAACAGCACTTGAAAAAGCAGGTCCAGGATTAAGAGCAGGATCACCTGATCCACCACCCCCATCTAAGGCATTGGCAATTGCCTCAAGACCTTGAAGCATCTTTACTTCAAAGTTAAAGTTTGAGCCTTTATCCCCTGCTTTAGGGTTTCCATTACCTAATCCCATTTTAGTATGTCTTATTTAAAATAAATATGTCACTAAAAATACTGTTTCCAGCATTGGCACTTCCCCATTGTACAGTAATATCTAATGTATTAGGTATAGTAGTGTTAAACGTAGTACTGTTTACTACATTAAATGCAAACCCTTGAGTACTAGCATTTGATGTTTTAACATAATGAAAGGTACCTAAAGACACAATAGAAGCTACACCAGCAGTACCTAATTGTCTAATGGTAAAGTCTACATTCAAAGAAAACACGTCATTGTTAATATTTGAAATAGGTTGAGCTCCACTATCTAGAAGAATAACACTTCCTGTTTTTACTCTAATTCTTATGGTTTGATTATTTGCAGAATTTAGAACACCTGCTACTATAGCTCTAAAACTATCTCCTACTTTGAAACCATTTGCTGGAACAGACATGGTTCCCACACCTCCGTTTACTAAAGACGTTTCAACAGCAGTACCTGTAATAGGAACACTATTTGCTGTTTGAGCAAATAAACCATAGTTAGGTGTAGCATATTGGGTCTCCAATGTAGTAGCAATGGCATCTAAAGACTTGAGCATCTTTGACTCAAAGTCATAATTAGATCCTTTGTCTCCATTTTTTGGATTACCATTACCTAGTCCCATAGTTATATTGCATTAAGGATTCTCTGAAGTAATCTCAATACCTTCAATTGAAAGGCATAGTTTGATTTCTTTGATCCTGATTGGTAGTTATTATTTCCTAGTGGCATTATGCTATAATTTGAAGTTCATAATAGATAAGAAATTGTCCAGTAAACTGATTGTTAGTACTAGCACTTATTGGAGCTAAATCATATATGTTCGCCAGGTAACTGCCTGGAATAGTAGCTTGACCAATAACATGTGGTTTAGCAGTATCCTTAATCAGTGTAGCACCATAAGCTGTTGTAAACTGAACATAACAATTATCATAATCAGTAATACCATCAAGTGCTAGTTCAAATGTAATATTAGTAGCAAAAGGACCCAGTGCTGAAGGAAATACTGTATCTGCTCCGGTTACCTTAATAATACCTTTGCTTGTAGTAATGTTAACGGTAGTGCTAGTAGGAACATCCATTTCATAATAACCAACAGTATCTCCACCCAAAGCTTGAGCAAAGTCTGATACTTTCATACCATATGAAAGATATTTATCTCCTCTTTTCTCATAGCCTTGATTGGTGCCTAGAATCACTAGGTCATCAGGAGATTGTAACTGAGTTTTAATCAGTTTTGATTTAACAAGGTATATCCAATTCAGAATGTCCATATCTATAAAATACAAAAGATTATCTTAATATCAAAGGTTTTACTACACCAAAATATAAAGTTGTTATACCTAAAGTTATGGTGCCTGTTTTCCAAACAAAATTTCCAAGTTTTAACTGACTATTCTCTTTGGTCAGTTTGACATTTGCAGTCTCAATATCTTTAAACAAAGTTCTGTAATGCTCCATATTAGCAGTTGCATAAACAGCTTGAGTCTCAGCTTTTTGCAAGTCATTTCTCAATTTGTTATTCTGATGTATTACATCATTAATTCTTTCTTCAAGAGCTTTATTTACCCAATACATAGACACAGCATCCTGACGGTACTGTTCTTTCCACAAAAGTTTTTCCAGAGTAATCTGCTCTTGAAGTTCATTCAAGAATACACCTTTCTCCTGCTGATATGTAATTCTCTTAGGAGGCTGAATAGGTTTGGGCAAACTATCAATAAGGGAGGCTGTCTTTTCTACTCCATTCATCTGCCCATAAACTGTCCCGGAACTCAGTACTAGGATTAGACTTAATACGCTGAATAGTAGCACCAGTCTGTTTACGTGATTTTTCATTCTTCAAAAGTATGTAATTAATTTTTGCTGTTCTCAAACTGTCTCTGTATCTAAAAGCTTCAAGATCCTTAGCACGGATAATCTGCCTAATCTTTATGCTGTCCTCTACTGATTTAGCCTCCTGATAATTTAGTTCCTCTTTTAAGGCTTTATGTTTCTGGGCAGCATACTCATACATCAGTATCAAAGCTAATGACATGATTATGAATATGATAAGTCTCCAGTGTTTTTGTATTAGTACCATGATGATATTGAATGTATTGTTCCTATTGGTCTGAGGATAACATAAACTCCATCACCCTCTCTTGATTTACTTCCATTAGTATTACCCTCCACTGTCTGTATGATTCCTTCATCAGCCCAGCCATCAAAAAATCCGGTGTGCCCTATTCTACCTTTCTTAGGGTAGTAGAGAGTAAAAACATGGCCAGGTTCCGGCATGTCCAGAAATTTACCTTTGTCATACACCAGAGCTTTTTTATTATGAGCTGTGGGTGACCAGGCAGTGATCTTATTACTAAATCCTGCAACATCTAGACAGAAAGATACAAAGGCTGCACACCATGCATACCCCTTACCAAGTCCTTCATGAGCCAAAAATTCTTCAACCTCAGGACCATCGTTCTTACCTGTCTTCTCCCTAACTCCAATATACCCTTTGTATATATCTACAAGTTTATTCTTTTTATCTTGTAAAGAAACAGCTTGTTCCCATTCTGGAGCATCTTGAACTACCTCGGGCTCCTCAGGAGTAAGGTAGTCAATACTGCCAGTAGTAGGGGATGCTACTTGACCACGTCCACAACTACATAGAAGTAGAGTGCCAATAATAGCAATTGCAAAACCGGTATAAAAATTACTCTTACCCATGCTGGTATTTTTTCAAAGTCATTCTTTACGTGAGGTGCTATCTCCTGGGTTAACTTACTTCTCTTTGAGTAGTAATATCTAAACCATCCTCTGTGGTACAAATTTATGGTAATATTTACTACACTCAGCCCCAGGAAGTAAACAAATGTTCCAAGGAAGACCTTGTTAATCAGTCCAGGACGGAATATTCCTACTTCTGGTCCCCATAGATAAACCAGGAAACTAGACATTAGTAGGAAAATAATAAAGAGTATTGGAACTAACCATACTCCTTCCCAGAGCTGGAGCCATCTAAGTAGCTTTTTAAATTGGTAAATCAACTTGTTCATCATATATTATTAATGGAAACATTAGTAAATATTCTTCTTCTGTCATATCTATGACATCAGTAGTAGAATTATCTAACGGATTGTTTAGGTTAGATACAATAGCAAGTTCTGTTAATTCTTGTACCAAGCTATCCTTTGCTGATTCTAAGTCAATAGATTCTGCTTTATTACCTTTTCTTACAAGAGTGTTCTTACCCTCATAATTTATAAATATTATGTCAACTCTAAAATAATTCATTAGGTAGGATTTGGTAGATTAGATTTGAATCCTGTATAATCAATAATAACCTCACTATTTGTTCCTGAAGCAGCATCTCTATGAGCACCAACCCAAGGCCCCCAGAGTACTGTACTTGTAGCGTTTTCTCTTACTGCAAAACTAATGATTCCATTTTGTACAGCATAAAAACAAGAGTAGGTGTTTAATCCACCACCCCCTACAAAATCTACTACTCCAAGTTGATACATTATTCCCGGAGTATAAGTAAGACCCGAGTCAATTGTTATTGATCCAGCAATATGGCATTTCCATGTACCTGTTCCTCCACCTCCAATACTGTCTGTTGGTCCGTATCTCCAAAATAATCCAAGAGTTGCTGGATTTGGTGTTGCATTCTGACTAAACCCAACAGCAAGAACAGATGCTATTGTGTTCATATCAACTAAACTTGTAATTGATCCTGCTGTCATTCTATATGAACCGGCACCACCATCGTTTCTAAGGTTACCACCAGAAGCTGATGTACCATTAGCTTGAAATCCCATGTAATTACCAAGAGCTTGACCAATTCTTGCAAGAACAGTACCTCTCCTTGTATACTTTGATACTCCACTAAGATAAGCACCAGCTGATGCTCCTGTAGTACCAGAAACTCTAAAAGACCAAGGACCAAGGCTGAATCCCCATGTTGTTATTGCTGTTACTGCATGAAAACCTTCAAAATCGTCAAACATATCAAACTGTCTTGATAGATCTAAAGGTTCACTTATCCATTGATTAGTTACAGAGTTATATGTAAATCTTTGCATCTCAAGTGGTGCCATTATAATATAAGAACCACTTGGATTAAAAAGTCTATTACCAACTGAGCTTGATGTTGTATTACATTCAAGAAAAACAAAGTAGTTAGAACTTCCATTAAAGATTGTTATAGTTCTACCATTTGCTCCGCCCTGTAGACCCGTAAGTTTTACATTAGTTGTAGGAGTTAATGTTAGCATACCATCTCCGGTAATACCAGCATTAAGATCATTGGTATCAGCAGCTAATGTTGCGGTATAATTTCCCGGAGCAGCAGAAATAGTCCAAGTCCTATCAGCAGATAAGTTTTGAGTTGTTCCGTTAATGGTTATGTTTCTTGTAAGTGGTACATATGTAGCAGCAGCAGATGCAATTGTTAAGTAACCAGATAAAGATGCGGATGTAAGATAACCTGCAGGATTAGATACAAGGGGATAATAATTAGCGTTTAGATATGTAACCAAATCTGTCTGAGACCCCACACCAGTTCCAGCTCCAATTGTACCCCAAGCAGCGGCACCAGGAGGTGCTGATATGATTAGATCATATATCTCCTGTAACCGCTCAAGGGTTAAAAGCTCAAATCTATTTGTAGTTGCTGACATTAGATCTGTACAAAGGTGTCAATTATATACCATGAATCTGCATTAACAGGATTGGCCATGAGAGTCACAGAACCCAAGGCTCCAATAGACACGGGAGCATCAAGAGTAATAGTTCCGTAGTTACCCTCATCAATCTGTACCCCTGATACAGGAGTTATAATAACATCATCTGCAGATGTGTTTTTGATTACCACGATCTGACCACTAAGAGTGTACGTACTAGGTAGATAAAAATCAAGGGTTCCACCTGTAGTAGGACCAACAACATTAAAGTAGTTATAGTAACTCGTAAGTTGTGGACAGCTCAAGGTGTATTCTGTAATACCTTCCGCAAAGTAATCTAGGGTGATCACGTTAGGTGCTCCAGGAGGAGTGCTCTGTGTTGGAGGTATTGGGAATACGTTCTGTGCAAAAAAGTTATTTGGAGGTGTTGCCATTATTTCAATCTTTTATTGTTTCCTTTTCCATTTCTAGCTCTATTCTTTGATGCAGATTCCCTACTAAGTTTACCACCTTTAGTATGGGACATGTCCTTACCGTCACCATTACCATATGTATCTGCAGCACGATTAGCCATATTCAGCTTTGCTCTATACTTGTTCCTCTCCTCAGATGAATGATACTTCTTATTGTAGTCATTCTTCTTGGCTCTTGCCTCTGGGTTGGCCGCAAAGTACTTAGCAGACTTTGATTTACCAGTAGATTTTCCAGCAAGCTTGTTTCTCATATCACAAAGTTAGTTATTTTTCATTTGAGCCTTAATAAACAAATGCTGTTTTTCCTGTTCAGCAGCCATGATAGCCATGATACCTCTTAGTTCCTCATATGTAAACTGAGCAACTAGATCACCATCAGGGGTATTAATTTGAACTATAAGCTCATCAACATAAACCTCAGGAGCAACAAGATCTTCATCCTTACCTAAATAAGGATCGGGCTGATATAACCCAACTTTAATACTGGTAGCCATTAATGTACCTCCCCGCTAATTATTGTATAGTTCTTTACTGTAAATTTTTTATTTCCTTGTAAGGATATTCTTGCAAATCCATGAACCCAGTCATTACCCTTAGGCATATACTCTGGATTGAGCTCACATAAACACCCTGTAGTCCAGGCTCCGTGTACCACTTCCCCGATATCTTTAGTAAGGAATTCTGATTTTCTGTGGAAGTGACCACAGATAGCAGATGACTTAGCCTTAAGATAAAGATTTCTAGCAGGATTGACTGTACCGGCACCTTTGTATTCATGGCCATGGAGTATATAAAGCTCACCGGCTCTAATAATTGTGTTACTCTCAATGATATGAACCTTGTGTTCAGCAAATCCTAGGAGGATCTTCAGCTCAAACTCATCGGTACCAATCCACTCGGGTGCCTTATGTCTAAGCCACTTCTCTAGTCTGGCCTCATGGTTACCTACCTTAAAATAAATCTGTGCCTTTGGGAAGGTTTGTCTAAGAGCCTTGATCAACCACTTACCCTGCTCAAGCTCTTCTCTCATCTTAGGTTTGGATGGATCCTTATCAAAGGATGACAACCAATGAAAGTCCAGGGAGTCACCGTTGAGTATCACACAATCCACATCATCAGCCACACCTTTCTCAATAGCAGCTCTTAGAGCATCTTCATCATGATAAGGCATGTGTATATCAGATAGAAGTAGGACCTCTTTAACTGTAGTAGGAAGATCATAAAATGCAGGACCGGCAGCAAATGATCTGGGCATATCATCTAG